GAAGAAGTGGAGCAAAAGGTTGAGGAATCATTTGATGATTCAAAGTTAAATTTATTAAGTAACGAATTAAAATTAAAGAAACGAATATGAAAAATTCGATTGAAATTCGTCAAGAGAGAGCAGAGATTATCGGAAAAGCTGATGCTTTGTTAAACTTGGCTAAAGGTGAGTCTCGTGATTTTACTAATGACGAGCAAGTATCATACGATGGTATGATGACTAACATTGACAAACTAGCTAAAGACATTGAGGTAGTTGAACGTCAAGAAAAATTGAACGCTGAGATAGCTGCAAACGTAGGTTCAGCTCCAGTACAAAAAACTTCTGAGACTAAAGAAGCAAGAAGTTACTCAATGTTCAAAGCTATCAAAGGTATGATTAACAATAACCTTGATGGTGTCGAAAAAGAGATGCACGAAGAAGCTGTTAATGAAGCTCGTTCACAAGGTATCGCAATCAATGGTTTAGGTATTCCTGCTTCTATGTTAGAGCAAAGAGCTATCGTAGACCAAACAAATTCAGCTATTGCTCCTACTAATATTTTATCTTACGCTGATGCTCTTCGTGAAGCTTCTGTATTTGATAAAGTTGGTGCTACAATGTTGACAGGTCTTTCTGCTAACACTACTATTCCAGTTGCTGCTAAAACTTCAGTTGCTTGGGAAGGTGAAAATGATGCTACAGCAGATGGTGGTGCAAACTTCTCTAAAGTTGAGTTATCTCCAGTTAGATGTGCTGCTTATGTAGATATTTCTAAGCAATTATTGTTACAAAACGATGGTGTTGAGCAAGTAATTATGCGTGATTTAGGTCGTGCAGTTGCTAACAAATTAGATGCAGCTATATTTGGTTCTTCTAATGTAGCAGGTGCACCAACAGCTATCGCAACTTCAGGTAGTATAGGTACATTTACTGAAGCAGCTTTCGCAGCAGGTAGTTCTGTTGCAAGTGATATGGCTGAAGCACAAGGTGTATTAGCAGCAGCAGGTGGTCTTAACGGAAACCTTGCTTATGTTTGTTCTCCTGAGTTAATGGGTCAAATCAAGACAGGTGCACAAGTAGATAGTATATTAGCTGCTATGCAAGGTAATTTAGCTTTAGGTTACCCAGTTTACTTTACTGATGGTGTTGGTAAATCAGCAGGTGTATCAGGTGACTTCTTATTCGGTGACTTCTCTCGATTATTTATCGGAATGTTCGGTGGATTAGATATTACTGTAGACCCTTATACTCAAGCTGCAAGTGGAATTAACAGATTGGTTCTTAACAACTACGTTGATTTCGGTGTTGCTGATGCAGGTGCAGGATTTGTTAAAGCTACTTCTTTAGTTGCATAATTAGATTCTAATTAATTGAAAGGTGAAAGGGGTAACTCCCTTTCCCTTTTATAATATTTATACAATAAGATGCCACAAGATTACTTGCACAATATATATAACTTTGAGAACTACGAGTATCTAAACCCAAGTCAAAACAGATATGGGAATTTAGAACTTCAAGACTTTGATTCTTATAACACTCAAGTTGTTACAACTGCTGAGATAAAATCACAGTTAAGAATAGATACGTCTGATGAAGATACTTTGTTAGGTACATATATTACTGCTGCTACTCAAATGGCTGAAAATTATTGTCAACGTCATTTTATTGAAGCTAAGTACAAACTTTGGTTTAATGATTTACCATCTAATTTTAGTTTATATTATCCTGATTGTAAGTTTAATTTTAATGGAGTTAATCAAGATGGGTTATATTATTTAGCATCAGCAGGTACTACTTATACTTTATTTGCTAATACTAATTGGAGATGTGACACTAACACTAATCCAAATATAGTTAGACTACACGATACACCAACAGCTATTGATAAGGATGATTTAGATGGTACTAACGAACAACGTTACTATTTCCAATTCCAAACAGGAATGGGAGGTAACGCTACAGAAATACCAGTAGCTATAAAACAAGCTATAAAGTTAATTGTTTCTGATATGTATTATTTCAGAGAGGATCGCAAGAGAGCTTTTCCAATGGCTTCTGAGATATTACTACAACCTTATAAATGCTATTTATAGTATATGGCTTTTATTGCTAAAATAAAGGCAGGTGATTTTAACCAACGAATTAAGTTAAAGTCAATATCTTCAAGCCAAGATGGTTTTGGAGGGGTTTCAAGCAGTTATTCTGTTCAAGCGACAGTTTGGGCAAATAAGAATGTTAAGACCCTTAGAGACATCGAAGAAAAG